ACTGAATGCAGGTCGTCTATTCATCTACTGTGTAAAAGCAGACTCCTAGATATAGTCCCCCCAAATTCACTCACATTCTTTTCACTGCGCGAACCGTTGTTTGCCGTCCTTTCTTTACCGGGGTGAGAGCGGGTTGATGCCATGGCTGGACCCACACTCCAAGTGCCTGAAACGCCTAACAGCGACCGAATACGTTTGTGCAAGGAAGGTCTTACCCTCTGGGTCGCACGCATCGCCCACCGGTTAGCACCTGTTTAGTAGACTTGCCCGATCGAGATCGGGGAGGGTTGCAATCCCTCACAGCCCCACGGAGTACACCAGGACATGTGTACGAGTTCACGGTTCGAATTTTACGAATGTAAGTTCGAGCTCTTGTACCGCCTCAAACTCACCTATCCACACCAACTCCTCATTGACCCTCCGATAATCTGGTATCTTCTGGTACAAGAAGAACAGAGCATCGGCCCAATCCCGGCCCGTGATATAGCGATCATTTGACTCGATCACTTTCTCACGGTGCACTCGTCCGAATCGTGCATTGGCACAGACGAACGGAGAATTCTCCACTTGGGCCTTCGTCGCGGTCTCCTTCCGAATTCCTCTAATCCTCACACCACCCGAAACCCTCTCCCTCAGTGGGTTGTACACCACATCCCACGACTTGATTCTTTCCGCGATTTTCCAATCGCGGGGCCACGCTTGATACTCCCTCATGGAGGCTCCGGCAAGGCGCTTTATGGACGTCGTCCGAACCGCCTTCTTCTTCACACTCGCAAGAGCGCGCGTAACGCGCGCCCACACCTTTTGCGGGGCACCTCGGACGTTTTCTCGAACAATGGATGCATGGGCGCTCATCACGTCGACATGCTTTGTCATATCCACTTTCTTGAAAACACCCTTGGGAATAAGATGCCAGATCTTGCGTACCCTTTTCCGACCCACACGAAACAACTTCGAGTTAAGTGTGAACAACTGCCGGTGCAAACCGGTCTTAGACTCGTTCATCACAAAACCGCTGTTGGGAAGTTGGGTCTTCCACTCTTTTACATCACTCAGGCTGGCCTGAAACACTATGTCATCCCCGTTGACGACCACTCGCTTCCCCCACACCATCCTCCATGCACGTGCAGAACCAAACGCCAGGAACAAAGTCGAGACGTTTGAAATGCATAGCAGAGGGAAGGATAGGTAGTTTCCCATCAGTTGACCAGTATTCTGGTCGAAACTGTGGATCTTACCGGATTTTGTGGAGTAAACCACTCGGCCGGTTAGGGAGGCGCGGGCAAGTTGCCAAAGTTGACGAGGGACATGCGTCGAGGTTTGCTCGAGCATATTGAGGATGTGGTGGCCATGGGCGCTCGACAAATTGTCAGTCGAAGCTTCATAGTCACCGGAGCAGATGGGGTCGGAGGAGGTAGGGAAGGCAGAAAAGGTGGAGGGAAGGGGTGAACCGCGGAGCACCGTTCCCTTACGTGTAAGGACGGAGTAGATCATGCGGTGGAGGGGGGCCAGCAAGTGCAACCACTTAGAACCAAGGGTAACAAGACGATACTTGCCACTATCAAAAATGGCGATCGCCTTATGGTTCTTAGCGGAAGAAAAAGCACAAGCCGGAAGATTCAAGTCACCGAGGCACATAGACCTAAATGTCTCGGGAGGTAAATCCCAATCGGAACATTCGATACCTTCAACGGTCTTACCGTTGGAAAGGATACCGGACATTACCTCATGCTCATAATTACGATCCCAACCACGCCGAAACGTAGGGATCAAGTAATTTGAAAGAGCGGATTTGAATCGGGGGTTGTCGAGGGGGGGTTGTGAGAGTTTCTCTGCGTAGGCGCCGAGAAGTTGATCAGGATCTTGATCCTTCGGAATTGCCTTAGCGAACAAGAAGGCGGAGAAACGAGTGGACGCTTCCTCGTTGGAGCACTGGCTAGGGAACTGAGCCAAGTCCACGAGGAAGTCTTTGGACGGGAGGGAGCGGGGGAGGAAGTCGGGCTTCAAAGTCAGCCCTCGAACGGTACGCCAGCTCGAATCCAAAGATGCATGCAATTTATTTTGTCTAGTTGCCTGCATTGAATGGATGTGTTGGGTGTGCCATCGGGCACAGCGAGGTCCGGTTGGTTAAGGTGAGTTGACGAACTTACGCAGCAATTGCCTTACGGCCTGCCTTCAGTCCTCACCAGTACACCGTGTACACGTCATCGCATCCCACATTAGGGTGCAACAAATGTTCCTTCCGCATTGGCACAACGCCAGGTACGGTTCCTTCTTTATTTAAAGTAGAAGAAGAACCCCAGGAACTAACGGAATCTTGCCCGAAAACAAGACCCCGAAAGGGGGGTTTCCCAGCTGAAAAGCCGG